GCGGTCGGTGCATTGGTGCTTCCCGTAGGAGATCCCCGCCCCGTCGGGGAGGATGGTGCAGGTAGCGTAGGAGGCAGCGGTGGGGACGCGCCCTGTCTCAAAGATCGAGAGGACGCAGTCGATGACGTGCTTCTGCGAGGCCGTGGGGGTCATGGTCACTCCGAGGGGGTGGAAGAAGGGGGCGGGGTACGGCTGCGCGACCCGAAGTAGTAGCCGAAGACGAGGGCGACGTTCGCCTTCACGAAGTCGAGGATCGTGGCCTTCTCGCTCGCGGAGAGCAGCGACGTGTCGGGGCCGCTGATCACCAGATCCACGAGGTAGGCCCCGACGACGAGCGCGACCATGCTCACGACGAACTGCGTGAGCGCGGCGTACTCGTCCTTCGCGTTCTTGAACATCCGGTTCACCGCAAACTGGATGCCGCCGATGATGCTCATGCCGAGGACGATGGCGAGGATCGTCGTCAAGGTCGAGTCGTAGAGCGACGGGTAGGTGCGCGCCGGGGCGTGGTGCGGGACCGCGACTACAACAGGCTGAACACCAGCGTCGGCGTCCACTGCGTCAACAGGAGCATCGTCCGCAGCCGCAGGGCTTGCCACGTCGGGTGCGGGGGCGTCAGCAGCCACAGGAGCAGTGGGGGCAGCGTCGGCGGCGGGTGCAGCATCCACGGGAGCCGTAACGGGTACGGCTTGCGTGGGCACGGTTGGGGTGGGTTCCATCAGACCTTGTCCTCCAGCATCTCTTTCACGTTCTTCTCCAGCCGCTTGACCTTCCGCTCCAGTGCTTCGGCGTCAAAGTCAGCCGACAGGCTCGCGCTCTTCTTCTCTGCCGCAGCGGCCTTCGCTTCGGCGGCTTCGACGCGAGCGGTGAGCGCGGCGATCCGCTGCTCGATGGCGGCGTTCGCGGTCTGGCAAGGCGGGGGCTGGGCACCGTTCAAGCCCTGCGCCGCCTGCTCCATCTTCATCTTCTCCTTGGCGAGTTCGTACTGCTGCTCGCTGCGCTGGGAGTAGAACTTCATGGCCGCGCCGCCCCCGGCGACCGCGATGACTGCGAGGATGATGCCCGTCATGCCACCGCCACCCTGCTGGGCCAGTGCGCCGATGTCGGCGGGCGTCGGGGCCGCAGGGGCCGGGGCCGTCGTCGCGGTCAGCGTCGCCGGGTCAACGGGAGCAACGACCACAGGGGCAGCAGCCACAGGTGCGACGGGTACAGCGGCCACAGGCGCGGCGGCGATGGGTGCGGTGGGTTCCACGGGTGCCTCCTTTGGGGTGTCGAAGGCGAAGCGCAGCACTGCTCCCGGCACAACCGCGCAGGGATCTGCGCTGTCTCCGAGGCGGGTGGTGCAGTCGGCCATGTCCCGGTGGTAGTCGCCTCTTTGCGGTACGTCGCCCGCTATGCCCAACGCCGAGGGCCACACGCCCCACCGCCGAGGGCCATTCCCCGATAGTGTGCGGTCATGCCCGCGCCCTATGGCCTACCCCCCGAAGAACATGCGGATCGGCTTCCGGCGTGGACACTTCGCCTTCGGGGCGCGGTTGCAGCACGGGAGCGTGCGCGCCGTCGCGGGGATGCTGCCGCGTTGCGGCGCGGACAAGAAGACGTGTGGTTTTGGATCGGACGCTTGACGTGCGACGTGCTGGCTAGCGGGAATGATCCCGCAGGGGCTACGTCGCGGCGGGATGCGGTCGCCGCGATCCTTGAAGCGGGAGGACAAGTGCCAGCCTACGGCTACCCCGGCGTGACCGGGCAGAGGCTCCCCGATGCGGGAGCCGTCAGCAAGACTCGCGTGGACGGCAAGCCCTACCTCTGCGTGTCCTACGACGTAGAGCGCACGCAGGTTCAGCCCCTTCGGCTGGCGGCGTTCTTGGTCTGCGCTCCCGTCATCTTCTACGCCGGGCACCGGCTGAAGAAGAAGGACGAGAAGGCATTGGGGTACGCTACGCAGGCTGCGGCCCTCGCCGTCGCGGCGTGGAGCGGGTGGGTCTGGAGCAAGGCGTGGTGGGAGATGCAGACCGAGCCATGACGACGCGGCTCAACCTCTGGGACTTTGACGACACCCTCGCCGCCTCCAACGAAGTCGTGGAGCGGCTGGCTCGCCAGCACCCCGAGGTTGACGGATCGGCGTGGTGGCGGGACGTGCGGTATGCGCGCATCGCTCTCGCGGAGACTGCGCCCTTCCCGGCGATGTGGGAGTTGATGGCCCGCACGCCGGGGCGGCATGTCCTGTTCAGCGGGCGTGCGCCCGAAGCCGTGGACGAGTGGCTGGACGCTCACGCCAACGACCCCGACGTGGCTCCCGGTCTGGCGGTTCTGGAGGGGACGATCCCGGTGCCCCGGTTCCGGCGGGCCGGGGAGCGCATCCCCGACGTGAAACTGCGGCTCATCCGCGACCTTGCCGACGACGAGGACGACATCCACCTTTACGACGACCATGCCGACCTCCCGGCGATGGTCAAGACGGCGCAGATCCCGAACCTCACGCTTCATCGTGTCGCGCACGGCCACCTGTTGAACGGACGCCGTACTTGTGGCTGCGGGGCGCACACGAACGACTGACGGGCATAGGCGGCACCTTGCCGAATGGCAACGCGGGGACTAGTCTCTGGAGGCCACAAGGAGGCACCCGATGGCTGCTGCACTGAAACTGGACCCACCGCCCACTGACGCGAACGACCCGCCCGATGACCTCGCTGACTTCGACCTTGTGCCCGGCACGCTGCGAGCGTGGCGCACAAAGGAAGGCACGGCCATCGGGGTGACGGGGCGGCTCTCATCCGGCGAGTGGGTCGCCATGACACCGGACGAGGAGATCACCGCGCACGAAACCGTTCACGACGCGAGTCTTCGTCTGACGCTGGCCTACATGCGGCGTCCACGCTAGACTCGTTCTGTCGGTGGTCCGACGACGTGGTGTGCTGCTGGTAGGGTGAAGGGGGAGGGCGAAAGCCCTCCCCCTTCTGATTCGCGCCGACCTGTCCCGCTAGCACTATTCTGCCCGACGCCCCTTGACCCGTGGCAAACGGGTGCTATGATGAATGGGCCGCACCAAGGAGGCGGCTCCCATGTCCAGCACCCCCCGCGCCCGAAGGCGCACCCCCCACGATGCGGCCATCAGCATCGACTACACCGCCCACGGTGTGACCCTCGCGGCGACCATCCCCGGCTACGCCGGACACGTCATTGGCCGCGCCACGATCCCCGACGCGCTCCGTGCGCTGGCTGACGCGCTCGCGGAAGCCGATGCCCGTCGCCCCGCACCCGTGGGGATCGCATGAGCCGCAACTACATCGACCACATCCTCCTCGCCCCCGGCGCACCCGTGCCGACGGGATGCACGGAAGTCTACGCGCTCGTCGGCTACGAGAAGATCCGGTCCCGCAAGGCGACCGCTGCCGCCTACGCGCTTCGTCCCGGCGACCTCCCGCACGGCGGGTGGACGATGCAGGGCTTCGCCCGCGAAGCGGTGCAGCGCATCGCCGTGCCCGTCGGCTCGACGGAACACCGGGTCGCCGCGTCCACGTCGCGCAACGCCGTCCGCGAAAGGTTCGCGGAGGACGCCGCGACGTTCGCCGACGTTGCCCACGACGACGGCGGCATGATCGCCCTCTACGATCTGCTGGAGCAGCACACGGCTCTGTGGGCGACGGGGATGCCCGCCGACACGAAGCGCGAGGTGGCGACGACCTTCATGTTCGCGTGCATCGACGCGCTCGCGGCCCGCATGAAGCACATCGCGAAAGACCTCATCACGCACGACATCACGCTCCCGTGGGGTGTCGAATGATCGCGGCTCTACTCGTCGGCTCCCGCACGACGTGGCGGCGGCAGATGGACACGACGCTCCTCGCTCACGGCATTGAGGTGGCGTGGTGGTGGCCCACGACCTCGCACTTGGGCAGCATCCCGGCTGGCTGCGGCGTCGTCGTCGTCGCGACGGACAACTGCTCCCACAAACTGTCGAAGCCCGCGATGGAGCGCGCACGCGAGGCGGGTGTCCCGCTCGTGTGCGGACCCCACCGCAAGGCCGCGATGTCCCCGGTGCTGGAGAGGCAGGGCTTCCCGGCTCTGACTCTCGTGGCCGAGGGCAAGCCGCAGCCCATCGACGTGACGCAAGCCGCGATCATGTCGCTCCCCGCGTCCGTCATTCTCGACCTTCCCCCGCTCGATCAACCCGCTGAACAGGAGTCCCTCATGCGCGTCCCCGTCGTCACCGTTCCCCCCGCCCCCCTGCGTCTGAAGCCCACCGAGGACAAGGTCTATCAGAGCGTGCTGCCGCTCGTCGCCGCGAACCCGTGGTTCACCGTGGCCGAGATCGCGGAGAAGACCGACCACAACGCGACGGCCCTCTTCCAGCCCGTCCGCGCCGCCCGGCTCGCGTTGGGCATCAAGGCGGGGCAGGGCGCGGCGGCGACGCGCATCGTGAACCGCGCCCTCTACGAGTCCGTGTGCGCCACGCTGGGCGTCGTCCCCACCGCAGAGGACGCCAGCCCGACCCGTGCGCCGGGCACGGCGCACACGCGGGCGGGTGGCTGGCGCGCTGCCGTCGGGCAGTTCCCGCTCACGGCCCCCGTGCCCGCAAAGGTGGGCAGCGAGTTCGATGTCTCGCACGTTGCCCCGGTCCCCGAGGCTCCCGCGCCCCCGTCGCCCGCTCCCGTCGCCGCGCTGCTCCCCGGCGAGGCCGCGAAGGACACGCTGGAGGCGTTGCGCCTGTTGCTGGAGGCGATGCGCGCCGAGGGCGTGGAGAGCGTCACCGTGAGCGACGACGGCAAGGTCAACCTGCGCCGCCGCATCGTCATCACGTCCTCGCTCACGATCTGACGGGACGGCGCGCTAGCGCGCCATCGGCCCGCCGTCGCGGTCATGTTCTGACCGGGCGGCGGGTTCGATTTTGGTGGCCGTCCCCGCCTCCGGCGCATAGGTACTCCAGCACGCGAGGCAACGCGAATGACCCAACCTCTTCTGCTCGACACGGGGCCGTCCCCGTTCGGCTGGCACCGCTACGAAACTTTCCTCCGGTGCCCTCAACTCTATGCGTACTCCCACAAGGGGGAGAAGCACGACGACTCCGAGAGCGGGCGTGCGCTCGCCTTGGGGAGCATGGTTCACGTCGGGCTGGCGCATCACTACGCACGGATGCGCGAAGACCAGCAGGGCCGTGACCCCGCCGCCTACTACGAGCCGCTGGACGCCGTCACCGCGCTCGCGGCGAAGAAGGACGGTCCCGCGTGGCGCGAGTTCGCGGGGCTGGCTCGCGACATCGTGCGTGGCTACGTCACCCGCTACGCCGCCGAGCGTCCCGAGATCCTTCACGTCGAGGAGGTCTTCGCACTGGAGTTCGACGGCGCACCGCTGACGATGCGCGTGGACTTGGTGTGGCGCGGGCGCGACGGGCGCGTCTACTTCGTTGACCACAAGACGACCGGGCGCATCACCACGTCGCACCCCCGGTGGTATGCGGTGTCGGGCCAGTTCCTCGCCTACCGCTGGGCCGGGCGGCTCGCCTACGGCGACCAGTTCGGCGGCGTCGTGTGCAACCTCATTCAGACCGACGTGAAGGACATCACCTTCGCCCGTCCGCAGTTGGCCCCGGTGCCGGGGCTGCTCCGAAAGTTCCCCGAGGCGATCCGCGAGGCGTGGCGTCGCTTGCAGGAGTTGGAGGCGCGGAACCTCGCGGTGAGCGAGTGGCCCGCGCATCCGAGCGAACACACTTGCTGGACCCGCTACGGCGCGTGCCCGATGTATGCGCGGTGCGAGTGGGCGACGCCCCCCGAGCAGGGCTGAAAGAAAAAGGCCCGCGCCCCGTTGACAGGTGGCAAAGCGGGTACTACATGGAAAGCATCACGGAGGCAACGTGACCACCCAAGCAAAGAACCCCGCCGACCCCGGCGGGCCAGCGTTCGTCGTGACCTACGGGCGCAGCGGCGTCGGAAAGACGACCGACCAAGGCTACAGTTTCCCTAATGCGCTCTTCCTCGCGGCCCCCGGCGCGCTGAAGCCGCTCCCCGCCCTCTGCGGCTACAACCCGAAGGTCTACGACTGCGCGACCATCGACGCGGCGACGAAGGCCATCGAGGCGGCGGCGAAGGCGAAGACCGTCGATGCCGTCGTGGTCGATGACTTCTCGTTCATGGCCGAACACACCTTCAACCTGCTGGAGAACAAGTTTTCCGGCTACAAGTTGTGGGGCAAGTTGCGCGAGTACGTCTTGGACTTCCGCGCCGCCGCTCGCTACGCGGGCATCCACGTCGTCGTGAACTGCTGGGAGCAGTTGCCCATGACGAAGCCGGACGGCACCCGCGTGCGCGGTGGCCCGAAACTCTCCGGTGACCTTCCCGAGCAGTTGCCCGCGATGGCTGACCTTGTGCTGCGGGCGACGTTCGACGCTGCCCGACGCCCGTGGGGCGCGGTCTACCGCTGCGACGGCGGCATCGAGTGGACCGGCAAGGACCGCGACGCCGGGACGCCTAGCCCCGCGCCGCTCAACCTTGGCGAGATTCTGCGCCTCAACGGCTACACCATCAGCCGCTTGCCGTCGCTGGCGTGGCAAGAAGAGGTGGTCGAGGCCGTCGCCGGGAAACTGCTCGCAGGGACGCCCGAAGGCGACGCTGCCATTCTGGAGGCGTTCTACGCCGACCTCGTGGGCAAGGGGATCGACCCCCGGCACGCCCGCTGGACGATCCGCGACGCATGGGACCGAGCCGCGCTGCGCCGTGCGAAGGCGACTCGCTGGGCGACGTTCTTCTAGACTTCCGAGGGGGCGCGGTTTCGCCCTCACGCTTCCCCCCGGTGGGCGTAAGCACCGGGACGTTCATCAAACTGCAAGGAGGCAATCATCATGGCCGAGTGGAACTTTTCCGTGAACCTCGCGGGCGTCGCGCCCGCTGGAACCGGCGCACGCAACCTGCCCACGGGCTACTACAAGGGGAAGATCGTGGACGCCGACGGCACCGTCGCTTCGACGGGTCGCCCGCAGGTCGCGTTCAAGGTCGAGATCACCGACCCCGAGTACGCTGGCGTCGTCCGCACGACGTGGCTGGGCATCCCGCAGTCCGCTGACGACGGCGTGCGCTACTACTGGCGCGCTGCGTTCGAGTCGGCGGGCTACACCCCGGCGCAGATCGAGGCGGGCACCATCAACGCCAGCCCCGCGCTGTTCGTGGGCCGTGAGGTCACCATCCACTACACGGCGGGCGACAAGGACGCGGGTCAGCGTGACTCGCTGAAGTTCCTCTCGCCGGGCGCGTGGGAGCAGGGCAAGAAGTCCGAGGGCGCGGTCGCCAACGCGGGCAGCAACGGCTCCGCACTGGGCGGCGGCGCGAAGGTGACCATGCCGAACACGCAGGCCGTCGGCGGCATGGGTGGCGGCATGGCCGCGACGGTCACCACCCCGGCGGGTGGCGGTCTGGGCGGCGGTCTGGGCGGTGCCCCGAAGGGTGGCGTCGCGGCGGCTGATCTGCTGAAGGCTCTGGGCGCGTAGTCCTCGCCTCACGGCAACACGGGGGGCGGGTGGTCGAAGACTGCCCGCCCTTTCGTGCGCCAACCCTTACCCCACGGGTGAACGACCATGACCCACGCGACCCCCGGCGACGCCGTCGCCGCACTGGAAGACCTCCGCGACGCCGTGCGGAACGTGATGACGCTCGCAGACACCGCAGCCGGACCCAACGTGATGCGCGACCTCGCGCACCGCTTCGACGCCGATCTGCACGACGCGATGGATCGCGCCGACAAGGTGCTGGACGGCATCGTCGCCGCCGCTGAAGACGCCGCGCTCAACGCAGAAGAGGAGTGACCGTGTACCGCATCGCCTATGAAGCCCACGCCAACATCGTCCGACGTGCGTTCGTCGTCGCAGCGCGCCGACTTGACGCCTACGGCGAGCCGATCCATCGCGCCCTCATCAGCGCGGTGCGGTACTACTCCCCCGACGCCGCGCACATCACCCTCGTCCTCCGACGTGAGTCGGGGGCCGAGGTTCGCTACGCCGTCCTCGTTTACGGGTCCGAGATCGACGCCGTGACCGAGGAGGAGATCGCGCACTACGAGGCCGTCCTCGCGGAACGCCGCTACGAGGACGACGTGCGCGCCTACTCTCGCGTCGTCGCGACCGGCGACGACTGCGACTACCTGCGGGTGCTGCCGTGAGCGCGCCGCACGAAACCCTTCGCGCCATGCTCGCGTTCGGCAACCCCGAGGCCGTCCTGTGGGACGGGCTGGACGCCGCCATCGTGGGCATCGGGCTGCGGGACAACGTCGCGGTCGCCGTCTACGACTACGACGCCGTGGTCAATGCCTTCCTCGCCATGAACCCCGAGTGGACGGAGGAGGACGCCGTCGAGTGGGTCGAGTTCAACGTCGTCGGCACCTACGCCGGACCCGGCACGCCCATCATGCACTACCGGGGCGATGAGGACGACGACGGCATCGACCCGTGGGGCACCGCATGACGGAATCCTTCCGAGGCGCACGCTGCGACGTGTGCCCGCTGGCGACGTGCCGACAGGGTGGCCCCGTCCCCGCCGAGGACAACGACGGTGCCCGCATCGCCGTCGTCGGGGACAGTCCCGGCGACGTGGAAGTGCGCGAGGGGCGTCCCTTCGTCGGGCCGTCGAACCAAGAGGCCATGCGCGCACTGGCCGCGCAAAGCCTACGACGCGGCGACGCCTTCTGGACGACGACAGTGGCGTGCCAGCCGCCGGGGAACGACCTCAAGCGGCTGCTGGCGCAGATCCAGAGCCGCAACGCCGAGCGTCGGCGGGAGAACGCGCAGCGTGCGAAGGACGGCTACCCCGCCCTGCCGCTGGAGCCGTCGCCCATTGACTGCTGCCGCCCCCGGCTCGCGTCCGAGTTGGCCCGTTTCGATAAGATCATCCTCATGGGGAGTACCGCGACGAAAGCGGTGACGGGCGCGGGGGCGTCCATCCTCGATCTGCGGGGCGGCATGATGGAGGGGCGGCTGCACTACGACCCCGCTGCGAACACGCTCCGCGTGGTGGGCAGCGAGGCGAGCGAGGCGAACACGGGTGGGCGGGTCAAGGTGATGCCGACCCTCTCCCCCGGCTTCGTCACCCACATGCCGAAGTGGACGGTCCCGTTCCGCTCCGACGTGGGCCGCGCCATCCGATGGTTCCGAGGCTCACTGGCATGGCGGGAGCCGAGTGTCGTCTATCAGCCGACCCCCGAGCAGTTGGCGGCGTTCCTTCTGCGCCCCGGCGCGGTGCTGGCCTACGACTACGAAACGGACGGCATCGAACCGCTGACGGCGAACGTCCGGTGCATCGGCATCGGGGACGCCGATGAGGTTCACCTTGTCGGGCTGCTCGCGAAGGACGGCGTGAGCCGCTTCTACACGCCGAGCGACGAAGCCCGCATCCACGAGGTGCTGCGGGCGTTCTTCACGCACCCCGAGGTGGTGAAGGTGGGCCACAACGCGGGTTCCTATGACCGCATGGTGGTGCGGGCGCAGTACGGCATCGACCCGATGCCTACGCTCGACACCATCCTTCTGCACCGTTTGGTCGAGTCGGAGTTGCCCCACAACCTCGCGTTCGTCGGCTCCATGTACACCGACATCCATGCGTGGAAGACGGACAGGGAGGGGCGCAAGTTGGCGTTCGACTCCGAAACCGACGAGGAGTTGCACCGCTACTGCGCCCTCGACGTGGCCGTGACGGCGCGGGTGCTGCCCCCGCTCTACGACGCGACGCGGGTGCGGGGGCAAGACCACCTTCTCGCGTGCGACCATCGCATCCAGCGGATCTGCTGCGACATGCACACCGTGGGCATGTTCGTGGATCAGCCCGCCCGCGCCGCGAAGGAGAAGTCGAAGATGCGCGAGGTGCTGGAACTGCGGGCCGCGCTCCGCGACGCTTCCGGCCTTCCCGACCTCAACCCCGGCAGCACGCACGCCCTGCGTCGCCTCCTGTTCGGGACGTGGGATCTCCAGCCGCCCATTGACGACGACCTCCGCTTCACCGGGAGCGGCGACCCAAGCACGTCGGACGACGTGATTCGGGGCTGCTTGATGATCCCGAAACTGACGGAGCAGCAGAAGACGTTCCTCAAGACGCTGCGGAACTACCGAAGCGCGCAGAAGGAGTTGGGGACGTACATCGTCAAGTTGCGCCCCATGACCGACGCCGTGGACGGCGTGGGCTGGGACGACGACGAAACGGACGAGGAGCGCGGCGAGCGCGAGAAGCGCGGCTACGTCAAGCGGGGCATCGTGTGGGCCGATGGCCGGATGCGCCCCGGCTACAACGCGCACGTCACGGTGACGGGGCGGCTCTCGTCGTCCAAGCCCATCAACGCGCAGAACTTCCCGAAGGGGCTGCGCTCGCTCGTCACAGCGCAGCCGGGGCACGTCCTTGTCGGCGCGGACGCCGACCAGTTGGAGTTGCGGATCGCCGCTGCCCGCTGGGGGTGCAAGTTGTACCTCGACGCCTTCGCAGCGGGTGCCGACCCTCACTCCATGACGGCGATGGCCGTGTTCGGGGACCGCTTCGCGGCGGCGAAGGGCTTCCCCGAGGGGCACCGCTACCCGCGCCCCGGCGACCGTCGCATCCCGTTCCTGTTCGCGCCGACGGGCAAGTGGACCGAGGACGCCTACCGGATGCGAAACCTCGCGAAGATGGTGCAGTACGCTTCGCAATACGGCGGGTCCGTCGAAACGGTTCTGCGGCTGCTCCAGTTGACCGAGGACGACAAAGGCGAGTTGGTCTACTTGGGCCTCACGCTCCGCGAGGTTCGCGCCATGCACAGTGCGTGGCTGGAGGGCGCGAAGGAGTTTCCGCTGGGCTGGGACCGAGAACTGGCGACCTTTCGGGCGCAGGGCTTCATCTCCGAGCCGGTCATGGGCCGTCGTCGCGACTGCCTCAACGGCGAGGATCTGAACGAGATCGTGAACTTCCCCATCCAAGGGGCTGCGTCGTCGCTGATGAACCGGGCCATGATCAAGATTGCGGACGCCATCCCGCTGCACAAGTGGGGCGCGGGGACGGGCCTCATCACGCAGACGCACGACGCGCTCGTCGTGGAATGTCCGCAAGACACGGCGGTGTACGACCCCGAGGCGAAGAAGTGGACGGTGCCCGAGGGGTCGATCCCGTGGCAAGTCCAGCAGATCATCGAGGACGCCATGCGGCAGAGCGACCCGTCGCTCCCCGGCGTCACGTTCACGGCCACGGCTGACGTGGGCTTCACATGGAAGGAGGTAGGATGAAGCGGGTCTTTCTCGCGACGGCGAAGGACGAGAGTGCGGACAAGGTGGCCGAGTGGAAGGCCGAGATCGAGGCGCAGGCTCCCGGCGTCGAGGTGGTAGACGGGCTGACCGATTGGCACGCGAACTTCGCCCGCTGCGGCGGGTGGAACGGCTGGGCCGAGGACGTGGCGGGGGGCCGGGACATCAACGGGCGTGCCCGCTACGACGCGATCATCTGCCCCCGTGCCTGCGTCGGCAAGGCGACGGCGCAGATCGTGGAGTGCGCGCTTCGCAACGGGAAGCCGGTGCTGCTCGCCGGGAGCGTGGGCGTGCGCCGGGTCATCGGCGTCGTGCAGGCTGACCCGACCTCGTGGAAGGCGGGCTGGGAACTGGTGACCGGGGATGCCACGGCATAGGGTCAAGGTTGACGAGAGGCAACAGAGAGGCTAACCATGCAAAAAGGGTACGACGATGGCAACAACGGACGAGACAACAGAGCCGATGCCGCCAGCGCAGCAGATCGTGACGACGCTGATGGATCGCGGGTACTCCGCGATGCAGATAGCGGACTTGCTCGACGGGCGGGTGTCGTGGCGCACGATCTACCGCTGGGCGAAGGGCGAGGCACGCCCGCAGCGTCCAAGCGACGAGGACGCGCTGCGGACGCTGGAGGCCCTGCTGACGACGCCGGACCTCGTAGCCCCGACGGCGAGCGACCTTCCGACGTAGTCCTTCATCTGGGCGACTGCCTTGCGATGCTGCCGACGCTGGAAGCGGGCAGCATCGACGCCGTCGTGTGCGACCCGCCCTACCATCTCACGTCCGTCGTGGAGCGGTTCGGCAAGGAGAACTC